AAACTGACAGTTACAGAAAGTCTAGTCGCAGTGGGGAAATATCTCAAAGCACATTTGAAGTACAGAGACACAGAGGCAAGTGAAACCTCTGCGAATGATAGAGAGAAGTGTGCTTTGAAATGGCTCTTTGTTTCGCTGGTTGTGGAAACCAGCACGGTACAAAACACGGGTAGCGTTATGGAAAATAACACGGGTTCAAATCCCGAAAGAGCCTCCATCTCAATCCGCTTTCAAATAGCGAATTAAAGCTCAATCTTCTTGAATAACTGATTGAACGAGAGCGGATTTAGCTGGAAACAGCGTTAGTCATAATTAAAACAATCTCCTTTAGTTAGTTAAGCCCTCCGTTTGCTTTCACACTTTGGCATCGGAGGGATTTTTTTTTAACTAACATTCCTTAACTACGAGGTAACACTATGAACAAATTAATCAATTTTATTAAAACAACCGCTTACACAGTTGCAATCATCCTTTCAATCTGCCTTGTGTTTATGGTTGTAGTTGTATCAACAGCACAGGCAAGCGAACCAACAGCATTAGAGCGTGAACAAGCAAGAATTCAATGGATTGCCGAGAATGGGCAATATCAGCCAAATCTAACAGAGCCAGCTAAACAAGAGGCTATGGCATACACAAACATCAAACAAAAGGAATTAGACGATGCCAAGAATTAGATACACATCAGAAATCAAGATTAAAGAAACGGAAAACGGTTTTTTTATCGCAAGTCTAATCATTAATGGAGTGATTAATCATTCTACATATCCTCAACGCTCACAAAAAAACGCAATCTTGTTAATTAACCGACAAATTGAGCGTTTTAACAATATGAATGAAGTCAGATTGCCGCTATACGGGCAGAAACAAAGAAAGCCCAAAGGAACTAGCGATAAGATGAAAAAGGCTGGCAGAACTCGAATGATGAAGTCTTGGGTTAAGTCTTTGGAGTTGTTTAAGGATTACACCAAGCAAAGATTAAACCAGCCAGAAGATGAAAGACAGGTTTACTTCTCAAGTGCTGATTTACATCGCCAATTTAAGTTTTACCTATATACAAAACAAAGCGTAGTTCACAGTGGACTGCTTGCACCGCCTAAAGATGTAGTGTGGCAAGGTCGAAGAGCTTTAATTTCTACATTTGATGAATTAACCGAATACTTTGGAAAAATTGAGGTGCTGATAAATGAGCATAATAGAGGAATGGGAACGCCAAGAGTTCAATAAATGGGATAGACAGTGCAGCAAAGAAGATGACTACAATCGGGCGGTAGAAATGGAAATAGAAAGTATCAAAGAAAATATCGCTAACTGTGATGATGATGTTATCTGTGTTTTTAGAGAGAAGATGCTTGATTATGATGATGTTATCAATACCTTTGATGATGATACGTTTAATGATGATGAATTTATAAAGGCGGTCGCACTTGGCACTGATTATGAAGAAATGCGAATTAAAATTCTGACTGCTATGGCAGAAGATAGATTAGAACAGTTAGAAAAGGATTATAGAAATGGATACATCCTTAATGATTAACCGAAAAGAAAATGACCGCTCCGCTAGTAAAGAACGAGAGCAAAAACTTAATGAATTTCAAGATTGGCTAATGAGTGGAATTATCGACCCACAAAGAGCAAAGGAAATCATTGAGCTTTATTACAAAGAAATGCCATTTTAGGTGAACAAAATGAAAATCTATATCGACATTGAAACAATCCCAACACAAAACAAAGAACATCAAGATTTTGTGTGTGAAAACCTTAAACCGCCAGCTAATTACAAGAATGAAGAAACGATTAACAAATGGCTTGAAGAAAACAAAGAGCTTGCAGTTAATAAGACTTCTTTAGACGGTGCGTTTGGTGAAGTTGTAGTGATTAGTGCGGCTATTAACAATGATGAAGTTGTTACAATCTACCGTAAAGATTGGCAAGTAAAAGATCGTGAGAAAGACATTCTGACACGATTTAATAACTGGCTAAAAGAACAAGCTAATAGATGTAAAACTGTTCCGGTGTTTATCGGACACAATGTAACGAGCTTTGATGGTTTATTCTTGTGGCAACGCTGCGTAATCAATGGCGTGAAACCATACTACAAGATGGATAAGCGAAACACTTACGATACGATGTGGGAATGGTGTGGATATAACCGAGAATCAAAACCTAGCCTTAATAAGTTATGCCAGGTGCTTAATATTGAGCAGAAAGGCGATATTGATGGTTCCAAGGTGTGGCAAGCGGTGCAAGATGGTCGCATTGATGAAGTCGCTGAATATTGCGCTAAAGATGTTGAGCGAGTGCGAGCGATTTATAAACGAATGAATTTTGAGGTGTAGATATGGCTGATGAAGAAAAACAATCTCTACAACGTAGAGCGTGGGATTTGTTGAGTGCGATTAACGTGAATGATAAAACCGAAACAAAAGGCACTGGAAAATATGCTCTAACTTACCTTTCTTGGGCGTGGGCTTGGGGCGTGCTTATGGAGCATTTTCCCGAAAGCTTTTACGAAATTCACCAAGACAGAATTCTACCAGATGAATCTGTGATGGTGTCTGTAACGCTAACAATCAAAGACGGTGATGAGCAATTTAGTCGTTTTATGTGGTTGCCAGTAATGGATCACTTAAATAGAGCTATTAAAAACCCAACCGCTACGGATATTAACAAGGCGATTATGCGATGTCTTGCTAAAACTATCGCAATGTGTGGGCTTGGGCATTACATTTACGCAGGTGAAGATTTACCAGTGAGCGAAGAAACCCCAAAGACAAAATCACAAGAACCCTCTCAAAAATCAACCCAGCAGAATGTGAATTCTACTCAAGATAAATCAATCCTTGATAAGTTAAAAACTGGCTTGAAAGAGTGCGGAAACAAGAAAGAGCTTGAAGAACGCTACGCAAAACAAATGCCGTGGATTGAAACAAATCACCCAGATTTAATCGATGAATACAATTCTTTCTACGATATTTGTGTCAATAATTTAAAAGCATAAGGAAATAATAGAATGGCTAGTTTAAATAAATGCCTTTTTATCGGCAACCTAACCGCAGACCCTGAAATTAGAACAATGCCTAACGGTGAGCAAGTGGCTAATTTTTCTATCGCACTTAACGAGCGATACAAGGCGAAAGACGGAAACATTGTAGAAAATGTTGAGTATGTTCGCATTGTACTCTACCGCAGATTAGCCGAAATCGCAGGTCAATATCTACACAAAGGCTCACAAGTTTACATTGAGGGGCGATTAAAAACCCGTAAATGGCAAGATAGCAACGGACAAGACCGTTACACTACTGAAATTCAAGGCGATAACTTACAAATGTTAGGCAGTCGACAAGATGAGCCGAAACAAGCAAAATCAAGCAAAGCTAAACCAAATCCATTAAGTGCGATAGCTGAACAAGGTGATAGCTTTGACGATAACATCCCATTCTAGGAGTTGGTTATGAGTAAATTTATTAAATTGACAAATTTTAGAGCTGGTGACGGTGATTTAATTGTAAATGTAGATTTAATTAGAACTGTAACATCAGCGCACGATGACTGCTCTATTGTTAAGTTTTCAGACGAGCATAATGTGGTAGTAAAGGAAACGCCAGAGCGTATTTTAAAAATGATTGAGACCGCCAAATAAGGCGGTTTTCTTTTAGGTGGAAGAATGAACAAAGAAACAGAACACGAATTAGCGGAATTACACGAGAAAGAACGGAGTTTAGAAAAGGCTCTTGAGATTGTGCGTGAGAAAATCCGTGAGTTAGTTAATTACACAGATAAGAACAAGGTATAGAAATGAATGAGATTAATGTGAGTATTCCTTATTCGCTTTTTAAGAATATTTTTGAAGATTCTTTTAAGTACAACCTAATGCCAACAACTGATGAGCGAGCCTCTACATTTATTGAAAATGTTAAAAAGTATTGGGTTTTACTTAATAGCGGAACTAGAAGTGAGTTAATTAGACTATCTAAGTGCTATATATCGCTCGACGGAAGAAAAAAAGCTGATGTAAAAGATTTTCTGCAATGGGCTGAAGATAATATCCATAATCAGCACCAAGCTAGTTTACAGCGACCACTAGTTGATATGTTGCCAGTTGTTAATATGGCAAAGGTAAACCATAAAGCGGGTGATTGATATGATTGTTTGGGCATTATTCGATAGTGGCAATGGTTGCTATACGAAAGGCGCAGAGCTATTTAATCAGTCAGTCAGTCAGTCAGTCAGTCAGTCAGTCAAAATATACCCTATCGGCATAGATATTGAGAGTAAAAATAACCATTTTATTAATCTTAATTTAGCTGATTATAGTCGTATGTTTGGAGATAACAAGCTATTCGATGAGCTTGATAAGCTGCCTAAACCTGATTTGATTATAGCTAGTCCGCCTTGTGAGAGTTGGTCGGTTGCAAGTGCAATGTGGGGAGGCAATGCAAGTTGGAAACAGGAAACAGGCGCAGTCAATCGTGAGTTATCAAAATTCACAGTAAGAAGTCGTGCGGATTATGATTTACCGCACGTCCAATTCAAATATGACCGCTCTTTCCTGAACCGCATTAATGGTGAACTTTGTATCTACAATACGATAGAAATTATCAAACGATACAATCCGAAAGTTTATGTAATAGAAAATCCAGCAAGCAGCAAGATTTGGCATTATGTAAATGATATTCTCAATTTTCAGATTCCTTTTGATAATTTGGCGCACTATAACTTGTATAACTACCCTTTGCGTAAACCAACAAGATTTAAGAGCAATATTAATCTAGGATTACGAAACAATCATAAATCAAAGCCTCAGCAACAATGGGAGGATTTTTCAAAATCATACAATGAAAGATCGAACATTCCACTTGAATTAATAGTGGATATTTACAAAGCAGTAAATCAATATTTAACAAATCCAATAGGCGTTCAAAGTGAGCGCCTTTTGTTTTAGAGGGCTCAAATCATGAACAAATGTTTACAAATTAGCAAATTTGAAAGTATCACACTCGAGTTATGGCAATTTAATGATGATTACGAAGTACATCTAAATATCCCAGGCCAAAGAATAGAAATGATGACAAATTCTAAAGGTGATGCCATCGAAAAATACAATAATGCGGAAAGTGCATTGCAGGCTCTTAGAGATATATTTTAATAGGGGGGTGAAATGAAAAAATTTAACTTAGATGCGGCTTTAAATGGCGAGCCTGTGATGTTGAGAAATGGGGTGTTTGGAAAAGGTGTACAAGATATACCTAATGCCCAAAGAGATCCTATTTATCGAAAAGCTTATTCTCGTTGGTATAACTTGCTACAAAGATGCTATTCGCCTGAATTCAAAAAGAAGAATCCAACTTATACTCGTTCACGTATGTGCGATGAATGGCTAACATTCTCTAAATTTTATGATTGGTTAGTATCTTTCGATAACTGGGAAAACCTAGAAATAGATAAAGACTTATTGTCTGGTCATTTTTATAGTCCTGAAACCTGTTTACTAATACCAAAAAAGTTAAATTGTTTTTTGACGTTTTCACAATCGACAAACACATCTATGATTGGGGTTAATTACTACACCCCTAAAGGTCAAAAGCAAGGTGTATTTCGAGCAACGATTTCGATGAAACGATACGGCAAAACTTCTAACAAACATTTAGGTCACTTCAACACGCCATTAGAGGGGCATTTAGCTTGGCTAGAAGCAAAAATTAATCAATTAGATGAACATATTGAATCATCTTTCGGTAAGTTAAAAGAGGTTCTGGAAAAGCTTAAAACTTATATGCTCACTTGCTTAAATAATAAACAAGAGTTTGAGGGACTAAATAGCTTTAGAGAATCGTTGAGTGTTGGAATGTGGGAAGAACCAAAAAATTAGCGTTGAAGATTTACCTAAGCCGTTTAAGCCGAGAAATGGTGATTCATATTACTATATTTGTGGCAGAGCTATTGAGTATGTGTATAAATACGCAGAAATCAGTCCTTTTAATAGGCTTTCTTCTGAAAATGGTCAATGCTTTCGTACAGAAGAAGATGCTCAAAAATGGCTTGATTTTATGAAGAGTATGGTGGAGTAAATATGAAAGAAAAAGAATTAATTGGAAAAATTGAACAATGGGCGGAAGATAGAAATCTTATTTTAGGCTCTACTCCACAAAAACAATTTATCAAGCTGATGGAAGAATTTGGCGAGCTTTGCGCTGGTATCGCACGAAACGATAAAGAGAAAATCAAAGATAGTATTGGTGATTGTGGTGTAGTTTTAATTATTCTCAATGAACAGTGCAAAATCGAGAAAGATTTAACCTTTACTTGGGAATTTCAAATTGAATCGCCAGAAAATCAGATTAAATACACTATGTGTTATTTAAATGATTTGTCTTGGCTTGGTGATGCCAGTAATTATAAGTTTGTTTTATGCGAATTAATCATAGAGCTTAACGGTTACGCTCACTATTACGGATTTACTATGCTTGAGTGCCTGGAACACGCTTACGAGCAGATAAAAGACCGTAAAGGGAAAATGATTGACGGAGTTTTCGTTAAGGAAGAAGATTTATAGAATTGATTTACATTGACACCTCTTAATTTCGGATTAAGATAACTTTACTTTCAATAGAAAGTAGGTAGCCACAATTAAGTGGTTTTTTTGTATCTGAATTGAGGTGTCTGTATGTTTAAAAAGTTATTTTCTTATTTTTCCAAAAATGATAATGATGAAATTAAGCAAAAAGAAGAAATTGAAGTCGTTAAAGATCAAATAGCTATCCCCTCTGCTCCTAAAGAAACTATTAAATTTGAAGATCGATTAAAGTTAAGAATAGAAAAGGCTTTATCTAGATATGATTTTATAAAAAAAGAGAAAATATCATTTCTTGCTAGTGAGTTAGTTAATGATAATTTTAAACATAGTAAAGATCTTCTTTCTTTAGAGGAAAAGCGAGCATTAAGGTTAAATACTAGAGCCAAATATGCAAGAGACTTCATCGATTGTTTTTCTGATGTAGAAAAGCTTGATTTTGATCCTAAATTCTTTTGTGAAAATCTAATATATACTGAACGTTCCATATTATGGAGTTTAGATAATCTGGAGGAATTAAAAGGAAAGAAATTTATAGAAAAAATTACACTGGAAAAGCAAATCGTATCAGAAGGGAAAGAAGAATGGGTTACAGAAATACATAATATTAATGAACCCCATGAATTTGAACAAGTTGACTACACAGAAAAAAGAGTGCTTTTTTCTATTTTGCCAAATATAGATATTGACAACCCACTCAATCGGGAATAGGATTACCGCACAACAATACATTCGGCGGTATCCGCACCCGATAGCATAGCGGTTTTTTTATGCTCAAAATTTAAAAGTTGCAGATCTGCAACTTTCAATGATCGGGTCGAGAGAACCTAATACAATACCTAACGGAAATAAGTTCCGCCGCCCGAATGCGGTTGTTGAAGCCCGATCACCCTACAAAAGTGATCGAATAACACACAAAACATTCGGAGCATAAAATGTCAAATTTAGCAATTCTTAACACTTCAATTCGTTCATACGAAAACCTTTTCTCTTTAAACGATCTTCATCAAGCAAGCGGAAATTTAACAAAACACAAGCCAGCGTTTTTTCTTCGTATTGATATGACAAAAGATCTCATCGCAGAAATAGAAAAGGAAACGCCTAATGCTCTAAAAGTTATTAGAGGGGCGCAAGGCGGCACTTACGCTTGCGAAGAATTAATGCTCGCCTATGCGATGTGGATTAGTCCTAAATTCCATTTGGTTGTATTACGTGCGTTCTTAAATCTACACAAGAAATCGACCGCACTTTTACCAAATACAATTACACCCGAACAACAACAGGCGATCCAATCAGCGGTACAACAAGCACACCATAGAACAGGTTTACACTGGCAAGAAATCTACCGTCAGTTAAAGTCTGCTTTTAAGGTTGCGAAATACGACCAAATTCCACAAAGCCAATTCGGAAATGCGATGGCGTTCATTATGAACTTACAGCCTATTGCACTTCCACCAGCAGAAGAAAGATTTACTTTCGACTTAACAAAAGAAGAAATATCAAATCTTACTCTACTGTTATTCTCGCACGGTCAGATGAATTGGTTGCTTGGAAGATTGATTAAACCGTTAGAGACCATCGGATCGTCTTTCAGTCCTACCGTTTACGGACACCACACAGAATATAAGCGTTACTATGATAAATCGTTACCACTAGCGAGAAAGCTCATAGAACCGCTTAAACAAGCCCATAGAGCCGATTTTGAACATTTGCTATATCGTTTATCGGCTAACTAAAATAAATCACTATAACCGCTCTTATGGGCGGTTTTTTATTGGAGCTTAATAATGGAATTACCTGATAAAACACAAAAAGAAATGTCAGAGGCTATTAAGATTATGGCGGTATCTGCTTTCACAGAGAAAAGTCAGAATTTGATTGCTCTTGATTATGTGGCTGCTCTCGTTGGCTGCCCTTATCAACACACTGCGAACTTTATCGTTAAACAACCTAGCTTCCCAAAGGGCGTGAGATTGAAAGAAAAATCACACCCGAGATGGATAGCTGGCGAAGTTATTCGCTGGTGTAGAATTAACGCAAAACGCATCAAATAGCCTTTCATATTTCCCACCATTGGCACTTCTCTCTTATGTGATATAATACTCAAAACAAGGATATTTTTATCAATCCTTTTTAGAGCAACTACGCCAAAATTACGCCAAAAGTTAAAAATCTCTTTCAAAATCAATACAGAAAGAAACTGACCCTAGGCACCACAGAATTTATAAGCTCTGAAGTTGATTCAGAGCTTTTTTATTAGCTAAAGTAAATCAATATGACAGAACAAAACCAAGATAAAAAACAAACTTATAATTTCAATAAACTG